TTTCTTTTACTTCAGAAATAGGTTCAGTTATTTCTTCAGCCGATAGAGGTTGGGGTGCTGATACTTGGAGTAATGGAGAATGGGGAGAAGCTAACGAAGATACTGCGGTTCTTACAGGTTTATCTTTTAGCGCGGACGTTGGTATATTAGATGCTGCAGCCGAACAAGGTTGGGGTAGAGATAATTGGGGTCAAGAACCTTGGGGAGAAAGTAATAGTCCTACAGTTAGTTTAGATGGCTTTAGTATGTCCACAGTATTAGGGGAATTACCTTATGCACAATCTGAAGAAGGTTGGGGTAGAGATCAATGGGGTACAGGTAACTGGGGACAAAATACTACATCTGTTGCAATTGAAGGTTTATCAATGTCAGCTCATCTTGGACCAGATGGTTGGGGAATAAATTCATTTGGTAATGGACAATGGGGTGACCCATTTACATTTGATGTTGCAAGTATAATTGTACCAACCGGTCAAACTTTAGCTGCTGATGTAGGTGATCTTACAATTAGTAGACTTGATATGATATTTACTATTTCTGCACCTGGAACAATTGGTGCAGGTATTGGAAGTCTAAACGTAGGTAACGGTGCAGACTTTACACAAGGTTTAGCAAGTTTAACAATAGAAGCTGATGTAGGATCAGTAGTAGCTGCACCAAATACAATTGCAGCATTAAGTGGTTTAGAAATTACAGCAGAAGTTGCATCACTAAGTGTAGGTTCTACTGAGTTAGTTGATTTAACGGGAGTAGTTTTAAAAGGTGCAATAGGATCAACTACTGTAGACAGCATGAGAGTTGGTTTAACAGGTGTAACTTTTGCAGCAGATGAAGGCGCGATAAGTCCAATAAATATGACAGTAGGATTGACAGGACAGTCTTTTACTGCTAAAATTAACACTGTAGGTTTCGGAACAATTGGATATGTTGATGTTGACATTACAGGCAATACATCATATACAGACGTTAACCACGCAGCTTAATAGGAGAACAAAATTATGGCATCAACTTTTACGGATCTAGGTATAGAACTAATGGCAACCGGCGAAAACGCTGGTCAATGGGGAAATAAAACTAACGCAAATTTAAATCTAATCGAACAATTAACTGGTGGTGTTTTAAGTTTATCTATTGCTGGCGGTGCGAGTAACCAAGATTTAACAATTGCAGACGGTGCTTTAACTGGTACTGCTCAACAAAGAGTTCTAGAATTTACGGGATCTATAACAGGAAACAGAGTAATTAGATTTCCTCTTCTTACAGAAACTTTTTATTTTATAAAAAATGGCACGTCAGGTGCTTACACAGTACAATTAAAAGCAATATCTGGTTCAGGTGCAACAGTTACTTTTGCAGCCGATGATAAAGGATATAAAATTATATATCTTGATGGAGTTGCAACTAACACAGGTGTTTATGAAGTACCTCTTGGAGAAGCAGGAGATGTAACACTTACTGGAACACAGACTCTAACAAACAAAACTTTAACAGCTCCTAAAATTGGAACTTCAATTTTAGATACTAGCGGAAATGAATTATTATTATTAACAGCTACAGGTTCAGCGGTTAATGAATTAACTTTAGCCAATGCTTCAACAGGTAATGGACCTATTTTATCAGCAACAGGTGAAACTAATGTTGATATAAATTTAAATCCTAAAGGAACAGGAAGTCTTAAATCAGGTTCAGCTGCAGTTAAAATTGCAGGAACAGAAACTATGTGGGTTCCAGCTTCAGCTATGTATGAAACAACAACTAATGGTGCATCTGCTGAACAAATTGAAACAACAGCTTTAAGACCAGACATGAAAGTTATGGACTTTGCAGATTCTGCAGATGACCACGCACAATTTTCAGTAGCTTTTCCAAAATCATGGAATGAAGGTACAATAACTTACCAATGTTTTTGGACACCAAGCACTACAAACACAGGAAACTGTATATTTGGATTACAGGGTGTAGCAGTTGGCGATGGCGATACTATCGACGTTGTTTTTGGAACAGCAATAAATATTACAGATGCTGGTATAGGAACAGTAGAAGATCAACAAGTTAGTCCAGTGAGTGGCGCAGTTACAATTGCGGGATCTCCTGCAGTAGATCAACAAACTTACTTTCAGATATTTAGAGATGCAAACGCAGGTGCGGATACGTATACCGGAGTAGCAAGACTTTTAGGTATTAAAATATTCTTCACTACTGATGCAGCTAACGACGCATAAGGAACTAGAATATGAGAGATTTAAAAAATAAACTTACTTCAAGTAAGAACACAAAAAATATACAAAACAGAAAAGGTAAAATGTTTGGTTATCAAGTCTTAGGATTTGGTTCTGGAGGTGCTTCAGCACCACCTTATCCAGAAGCAACTGGTGGCACTGTTTCTGAAACCGGTAATTTTAGAATTCATACATTCACTGGTGACGGTACTTTTGCAATTACAGGATTAGGGACTGAGGATAATAGTTTTCAAATGGATTATTTAGTAGTTGCCGGAGGCGGTGGAGGATTTACTTTTGATGGTAATAACGGCGGTTATGGAGGAGGTGCTGGTGGCTATAGAGAAGCTAATGCTACTTATGCTCCTACTTCACCTTTAGGGAATTCTAGTGGACAAGTAACTTTATTAGCAGCAGGAAATTTTGCAGTCTCTGTTGGAGCTGGTGGTGGTCGTTCAGGTTACAATCAGCAAGATCCTACTAGAGGTGGAGTTTCAACAATAGGTTTTCCCTCTGCAATTACTTCACATGGTGGAGGATCTGGAGATTCAGGAGGATCAGGATCTGGAGGAATGCCTACTAGCCCTAGTGGTAAAGCTGGTAATACACCTCCATTTAGTCCACCTCAAGGTAATCAGGGATCGGATAGCCCTTCAACATCTCCTCCTTTTAACAGCAGAACTGGCGGCGGCGGTGGCGGTGCAACAGCAGATGGTAGTGGAACCGGTGGCGGAGCAGGAGCAATTTCTACAATTTCAGGATCTAACTCAGCTACTTTATCTATAGGTGGAAACGGTTGGCCGGGATCCAATGGACAAAGCGGAGGTCCCAACACTGGAAGAGGTGGAGACGCTGGTAATCCTAAAACAAGTAATGCAGGTGGTGGTGGATCTGGACTTGTTGCTATAAGGTATAGGTATCAATAATGGCACATTTTGCAAAATTAAATGAAAACAATATTGTACTAAGTGTTCACGCAGTAGATGATGTTAATGTACCCACGGAACAAGATGGTATTAATTTTTTAAAAAAAGTCCATGGTTGGGAAAAATGGAAACAAACTTCTTACAGCACTAGCAATAATAAACATTATACATATGCAGCTGATGGTACTTTTTCTCTGTCTGCGGATCAAACAAAAGCTTTTAGAGGAAACTATGCAAGAATAGGATCAACATATAATGAAGGTTTAAATATTTTTCTTTTTTCAACTCCGTACCCAAGTTGGGTTTTTGATGAAGCGAATGCTACGTATAAAGCTCCTGTAACTTTTCCTAGTATTAATACTTATACTTCAGGATCAGATACAATCTTTTATGACATCCAATGGGATGAGAATAATGTTAGGTGGATTGCAAAAAATGAAGAGAATGATAATTTTGTTTGGGATACAAACACAAGTTCTTGGACATCAGTATAAAAACAATTTACTTTTATTTTAAATAGTGTATATATCTTTATATAAAGATATATATGTTTACTAAATTATTACAAAAAACTCAGATATTAAAGTTTAAAAAATCTACATTAGCTTTGGTAGATAACTTAGTTATTTCAAATCAAATTGATAAACAATTTAATGTTAGAAATATTTTTAAAAAAATATTAAACTCTAACAACGAACTTATTAAAATAAATTTACCAGAAATGCATACGATAGGAGTACACATAATAGACAAAAGTGCTACAGACCTTGATCTATGGTTAAGACATTTGCCTTGTGCTGACAACACGGCTTATAAAATTACAAACAATAAATCTAAAAAATTAATTTCTACTGTATCTAAAAATATTCCTGACTGTGCTCAGTATAGTTTTTTATATGTTGCTAAAGGTTCTGGTGAAATATATCTTGAATGGAGAGATATTATAAATAGAAAAAGTTGGGAAACATTTTCTTTAAAAGAAAACGATATCATTGGTTTTAGTTCTGATATTAAATTTAATTTAAAGTCTAATAATAAATTTTATTCTATACTATACAAATATCAAATAAACCATGAATCTTAAATATAAATATTGGATTTTTCCTGGACAGTTATCACATAAATTTTGTGATGAGGTAATTAAACTAGGAAATAAACTTAAAGAAGAAAAAGGTTTAACCGGATCCGTTGGAAAAAATGTTGCGTCAAAAGAAGATCATTCAGTAAGAAACTCAAGTCTTACTTGGTTAAATGAATTATGGATATACAGAGAAATTCAAAACTATGTAGTTATGGCAAACAAAGTAGCAGGGTGGAATTTTAAATGGGACAGCTCTGAAGATTTTCAATTTACAAAATATAAATTAAATCAACACTATGATTGGCATTGTGATTCTTCTCCAGAACCATATAAAGATAATCTTAATAAATTATATAACGGGAAGATTAGAAAATTATCTACAGTACTTTCTTTATCTAATCCAAAAGATTATAAAGGGGGTTCATTACAGTTTCAATTTAGAGACCACAGGGAGAAAGCTGGTGAAATACATGAATGTGAACAACTTGCAGAAAAAGGATCTCTTGTTGTATTTCCTTCCCATATATATCATAGAGTAACACCGGTCACTGAAGGAAAAAGATATTCTTTAGTAAACTGGCATTTAGGAAAACCGTTTGTATGAAAAAAAATAAATTTTTAAAAGATAAATATTTAATCATTAGGAATTTTGTTCCAAAAAATATAAGTAAATTTTTATTTAGTTATTTTGTAAATAAAAGAACAACCGCACAACATTTGTTTTCAACAAAATACATATCTCCTTTTGAAAAAATATTCGGTACTTTTGGAGATTCTCAAATAAAAAATAAAAAAACTTTTTGTATGTATGGAGATATAGCAATGGATACATTATTGTATAACTCTCTTAGTTCATTAAGTAAATCTATTGATATGGAACTATTTCCTACCTATAGTTTTGGAAGAATATATTCACAAGGAGATGAACTACATAAACATAAAGATAGACCATCTTGTGAAATATCTGGAACAATAAATTTAGGTGGGGACCCTTGGTCTATATTTTTAAAAGACTCCGATAAAAAAAACATTGAAATAATTTTAAAACCCGGTGACATCTTAATGTATAAAGGAGCAGATTTAGAACATTGGAGAAAACCTTTTATTGGTAAGATTTGTGCTCAAGTATTTTTACACTACACTACTAATAAAAATAAAAAAAATATTTATGATGGACGACCCATGTTAGGTTTACCACCTTATTTTAAATCAAAATAATGTTAAATGTTATAAAATATCAAAACAGTAAAAAATTAATTAGTCCCCTAGGTTTTCGCAAAGACTGGTGGTTTTGGAAAAATAATATAAAGTTAAATGTAAAAACAATTACTTCTTTTCTTTTAAAAGAAGAAATAAAAATATTAAAAAAATATAAACCCAGTGGTGATGGTAATGTTAGTTTACCAAATTCAGTTACAGCTAGACATGCTAGTTTTAATCTATTTACTATAAAAGATAATCAAAATTTATTAAAAGTTAAAAAATTTATTAAAAAAAATATTAAAGATTTAACCTTACAGTACAATTTGAACTACAAAGAAGTTTATATAAAGAGCTGGTTTAATGTTTTAAGAAAAGGAGAGGAAATCAAACCCCATGTGCATGATGAAATAGATACAGCTGAAATGTCTTTTATTGCAGGAAATTTATTTATAGAAGGAGAAGATACATATACTTTTTATCAAACACCTTTTAGCGATCAAGTGATAAAAATTAAAAACATTCCAGGAGATTTAATTCTTTTTCCTCCCTATATAAAACATTGGACTAATGTTAATAAATCTAAGAAACCTAGGTTATCTATTGCTTTTGACATACAGCCTTCTAAAGAATTTTGTAGTCCTATTTATTTAAAAAATAAATCAATTGTTAAAATTAAACTGTGATACACACAAAAAATATTAAAGATAAAATTAATTTTTTTTATCTAGATTTAATAAAAGAATGCAACGAACAAAGACCCGTAACAATTACAAACGGAAATAATTATTTTTTAAACACGAAACATAAAAATATTCTGTATGAGATAGTTTTAAATCAAGCTAGAAAAAAATTAAATACTTTTACTTTAAAAGATAATAAGTTTAAATGTTGGTGTTATTTTTCAGATAAAAAATTTAATGAAACAGGTTGGCACAATCATGTTAATACCTCAACAATTAATGCTGTGCTGTATTTAAAAGTCCCTAAAAATAATAAAGGAATTGATTTTAAAATTAATAACAAGATAAAAAACTATAAACCTAAAAAATTTGATCTATATATTTTTCCAAGTTATGTTGAACACTGTCCTTATCCTTCAAAACAAAACTCAAGAATAACTTTAAATTTAGAAATAAGGTGTAATGAAACCGCAGAACATATATTTAATTAAAGATATTTTTTCTGTAAAAGAAATACAAAAAATATTTAATTTATCTAAACCTTTGGTTGAAAAAATACCGGGCTGTCCTGGTCTTCAATCGTATCCCATACTTCAAGATAAAAAACAGTTTAATTTTGTTATACAAAAATTACTTGAAGTGTTTGATAAACAAAAATATAAAGTATCTGCTGCATGGATTAATTTTACTTCTGGAGATTATATTAATTGGCATAATCACCCACCTACAAAATATTCAGTAGTTTATTTTTTAAAAAATAAAGATAGTTTAGGTACAATGTTTAAAGTAAAAGATGAAATTATAAAAACAACAATGAAAGAAAACTCAGCAATACTTTTTCCATCAAAATATATACACAGCTGTCCAATTAGTGACAGTAAAATAGATAGATGGAGTATTGTTTTAGATTTAATAGAAAATGAAAATAATTAATTTTAAAAGCGAACCTAAAAACTCTCCTTTTGCCCCAGAGTGGGATTATTTTTTAGCAGAACAAAAAATAAAAGACGTGGATTTTAAAAAATTATTCTTATTTCTTAAAGGGAAAGAAAAAAACATTTTAAAAATAAAGATAGATAGTAAAAAAAAAAATGTAGATGGCTATACGGGACTAGGTGATAATTCTACAACCTCTAGATATGGTCAGTACAATGTATTTAATTGGAAAAACAAAGAATTAGTTAAATTAAAAAAAAATATAACTAAACTACATAATGATTATTTAAATTACCTGTCAATAAAACCCAATAAAAATGTTTTTATTAGTTGCTGGTTTAATATCATTAAAAAAAATCAAAGAATAAATACTCATTTACACGGAGTAAATCCTGATTCTTATTTATCTGGAAATATATGTGTTAGTACTGAAGGGACATCTACTTATTATATAAACCCTGTTAATGTAATTAATGATCCAGTAGTATACAAAAGTAAAAATGAAGAAGGTAAAATAACATTATTTCCTTCTAACATACCACATTATACAGATGTTTATTTAGGCAAAGAAGATAGACTAACAATTGCTTTTGATCTTTTTTTAATTTCTAATAGAGACAAGGTAATAAAATTAATTTAATTTATATTGAATTTATTAACAAACTGATATACTCCCTAATAAACAGGATTTTATATGTTACAAAAACTAGGTTTTGCTCCAGGATTTAATAAACAAGTAACCGAAACAGGGGCCGAAGGTCAATGGTTTGATGGTGATAATGTTAGGTTTAGATATGGTTCACCTGAAAAAATAGGTGGCTGGGATCAATTAGGTGCAAATAAATTAACCGGAGCCGCAAGAGCTTTACATCATTTTGATAATAACGCTGGAATTAAATACGCTGCAATAGGAACTAACAGAGTATTATATATTTATAGCGGTGGTGAGTATTATGATATTACACCAATTAGAACAGCTATAACAGGTTGTAAATTTTCAAGTTCATCAGGAACCCCTACTGTCACTATTATTTTTCCGTCAGCACATGGAATGATTGAAGACGACCTTGTTTTTTTTGATGATGTTACTGGGTTAAGTAGTTCCACTTTTAATAATGCATCTTTTGAAGAAAAAACTTTTATGGCAACTTCGGTTCCAAGTGCAACAACAATTACAGTTACTATGCCGACTAATGAATCTGGAACACCTTTAAGTAATTCTGGTGATGCTACCGGAAACATATATTTTAGAATTGGTCCGTCTCAACAACTAGGTGGATTTGGTTTTGGTACTGGTCTATATGGTGGAACAGTTTCAGGTATTGCAACTACAACTTTAGCAACAGCTTTAACAAATACAACAGGGACTACTGTTGTCCTTGCAAGTTCTTCAGCGTTTCCTGCTTCTGGAGAAATTAGAATTGACAATGAAGATATTAGTTACACAACCAATGACCAGGCAACGGGGACTTTAAGTGGGGGTGCTAGAGGTGTTAATGGTACTACAAAAGCTACTCACTCACAAAATGCAACTGTTAGTAATATTTCAAATTTTGTTGCATGGGGAGAATCTACGTCAGCTGATGTCGGTGTAACACTTAATCCAGGTTTATGGGTATTAGATAATTTTGGTACAAAACTAATAGCTCTTATTTATAATGGAGAATGTTTTCAATGGGACTCAGCACCAACAAATGCTACTAGCGTTAGAGCAACACTTATTCCTAATGCACCAACAGCTTCACGTCATGTTTTAGTTTCAACACCCGACAGACATTTAGTATTTTTTGGTACTGAAACTACTATTGGAGATAAGAATACTCAAGATGATATGTTTATAAGATTTTCTTCCCAAGAAAATATTGAAGAGTATACTGTAAAAGCTGAAAACACAGCAGGTACTCAAAGGTTAGCTGCCGGTTCTAAAATTATGGGAGCCATTAAAGGTAGGGACGCTTTATACGTTTGGACTGATACATCATTATTTTTAATGAGATTTGTAGGACAACCTTTTACTTTCTCTTTTGAACAAGCGGGTACTAACTGTGGATTGATTGGTAAAAATGCATGTGTTGAAGTAGACGGTACGGCATATTGGATGTCAGAAAACGGTTTCTTTGCATACGATGGACAGCTACAATCATTACCTTGTTTAGTAGAAGATTTTGTTTACGACTCAATTAATGTAGATGCTAGAGATCTTATTAACTGTGGGTTAAATAATTTGTATACTGAAATTAATTGGTTTTATTGTAATCTTGGTTCTGATGTAGTGGACAGTGCGGTAACTTATAATTATTTAGAGTCTAGTGCCAAAAGACCTGTTTGGACTATTAGTAAAATGGGTTTAGGGACAAATTCTGCGGGACAACAAAATACAAAAATAGGTATTCCAAGAGCAGCTTGGCAAGATTCTGCGGTATTTAAAAACCCTCACGCATGTTTTTATGATAAAAATGATAATACTTCATACGATGTAATAGGTAATACAGATGGTAGTACCGTATACTATGAGCACGAAGTAGGAACCGATCAAGTTAATGCAGGCGGTGTTACTACACCAATTATTGCTAAGATTACTTCAGGTGATTTTGACATAACACAAAAAAAATCTTCTACTGGTCAAGCTTCAGTAGGTATGCCTGATCTTAGAGGAGATGGAGAATACATTGCAAAAATTAATCGTATCATACCAGATTTTATTGAACAAACAGGGGATACAAGAGTATCATTAGTTACTAGAGATTATCCAAATAATACATCAATAACTACAAGTTTTGATATAAAAAAAACTCAAACAAAACAAGACGTAAGAATAAGAGCCAGGGCTATTGCATTAGAGGTATCTAATATAGCTGTTTCACAAGATTGGAAACTAGGTACGTTTAGATTAGATATACAACCTGACGGAAGGAGAGGATAATGGCAGCGTTTTATAATAAAGGTGATCAAGCTATTTATAATTCAGGACAACATTTTGTTCCTCAAGAAAAATATAGATTAGGCTACACGGCACCAGCACCTTCTGTTGAAGAACAAAAAATTACACAAACATTTGGTTTACCAGCAACCAATGCTTTTACAAATAGTGGTGGTAGTTTTAATCAATCAGGAAATGCTTTTGGTTATGGTTCTCCCGTAGAAGAAGTTAATGTAAGAACATTTAATCCCCAACCATATAATCCTACTGGAGGCAGTCCTTTTTCTCCTTCATTTGATCCAATGGCTAATAGAGAAAGTTACGGGGCACAGGGACAATATAATAGTCCTTATGATGATACTGTAGATTTAGGTTTTAGAGGTAGAGATACTTCAACTAGTATACAAAGAAATAGAGGTACCCTTGGTAAAGCATTTGATTTTATAACAGATTATCTTCCTGGAATTGGAGCTGTAAAAAGAGGGGCAAAATTTATAGGCGGTCTTATGCCTGACAATCCAAATGGTCCAGGTGGCGGAAGCTATGGTGTAGCTGGATTAAGTAATGAACAAAAAGGGGTTTATAATGAATTAGCAAAAGATGGAATGTTGTTTGATGGACTGAATGGTATGAAAACTTTAACAGGTAAAAACTTTACAGGTAAAGGTTACATAGAAGGACAAATAGAAAATGCTTATGGTTTTGGTTTTGACACTATGACTGAAGAAGAAATAGAGGAAGATCTAGCAGCAGCTAAAGCTAACAAAAAAAAACAATTTGAATATAGACAAAAAATAGAAGCACTTAAAGTATTAAAACACAGACAAAAAGAATTTGAAAAACCAGGTGGAACTAAAGACCAAGTTGCAGCAATTCAAGGTAGAGTTGATAAAGAGTACTCAGATCAACTTGAAAAAGATGGTAGAGATTTTTCTGTAAGTGGTCCTGACACATCAGGTAATCCAACAGGTAAAAGCAACCAAGCAAGTTCTCAACATGGTTATAATATGCACCAGTCACCTGCATTCGATGGTGGTAAAGAGGATAAAGGGGGTTTTGATACAGGCGGAGGAAAAGAAATGATGGCTAAAGGTGGTAGAGCAGGATATTTCTTTGGTGGTAGAGTGAATTTTAAAAACGGAGGCTTAGCAAGTATTTTATAATGGCAAAAATTGTACAATCATTAACTAGAGCAAGTAAAGAATACGAACAAAGAACTTTTCAATCTTTGGTAAGAGATCTTGATGGTGTTATCAATAAATTAAACACAACATTTCAAGAAGAAATTAAACAGGAGATAGAAGCAAGAGCTTTCTTTTTAGAATAATGGCAACAGTAAATCAGTATAAATTTAAAGGTATAGATAACAATACAACAGGTAATGCATTAGTTCCATTAGGTGCGGGTAATCCTTTAGTTAATGAAACTATAGTTATTAAATCATTACTTGTTACATCTGCAGGTACACCAACAGTTACGGTTACCAACAATAGTATTACAGCTATTAAATCAGCAGCTCTTACAGCTAATGTTACAGTAGAATTATTAACCCAGCCGTTAATAGTAGAGGGTGGGACAACCTTTACAGTACAGGCAAGTAATACAGATTCATTTGATATAGCAATAAGTTACTTAAACATCAAAAAGGAGAAGGTAGACTAATGAGTGATAAACAAATACCGGTGATTACACCTCAGAAAATTACAACAACTTATAGACATAAGACAAATAACACAGTTTTTAAAGATCAAGCAGAGTGGGAAGCGGCTGGTTTTACTAATGATGACATAGCACAAGACGTACATATCCTAATGCCTAGCCTTGATTTGTATGGAAAAACAAAGTAGAACGATATATTAGGATAAAATTATGGCAATTTCAAGAATGCAACAACCACAACAAATGCAAGCTGGATTAGGTTCTTTACAGGACCCAAGACAAGGTTACTTTTTGGGTAAACTTGTTAAGAAAGCTACGCGTGCTGTTAAAAAAGTTGCTAAAAGTAAATTAGGTAAAGCTGCTTTGATAGGTGGTGGATTATATTTAACCGGTGGTATGTTAGGTGGAGGCGGGGGATTTGGTAATTTTGCACAGTTAGGAAGAAGTGCTATGTCTGGTTTAGGTTCCTTAAAAACAGGTATGTTCGGAAAAAGTTTAGCCTCTGGAATGCAGGGTCCTGTACAACAAGGAATGTTTGGTAAACTAGGAAGTGCTTTTGGAAACTTATCTACAGGTCAAAAA